TTAATGCTTGGTCAACTGCTTCTTTTACTTCTTCTGTGCTTTCCATTGGTACAATTTTTGAACTTCTATCTAGCACTGCATACAATCCACTTATTAGTTTGCCCATTGTTGTAAGTTGGTCTGTTAAATCACCAACGCCACTAGCAGTCTCTTCTCTATCCATTTGTTCTAATTCATCGTATTCGTCATTTAGTCTTTCAAGTGCTAGGAACATATCATTTATTTTATCATGCTTCATTGAATCTACACTGTCTTCGTTTGTCATATATTCTTTTAAACTTTTCATTATCTTATTCCTGCACGTTTTAGTAATAGTTGGAGCTCATCGTCTGCTGACATTTTTTGTTTTTTGTCTGCACATGCATCACAACCACAACCACCTTCATGTAGTGTTTCTGCAACCATATCTGGTAATTCTTTTATATCATCATTGTCAGCTAATATACTTTTTGCCTCTGACATATCAGCTTGGTCAACATATAATTTACCACCACTAAAATATGCATCAATGCCTTCTTTTTTTAGAATGCCTAATACTTTACCTTCATATCCTTCGGTAACACTTACAGACTCCATAGCATCGCCCATTGTGCCTTCCATACTAGCCATACCATCTTCTTGCATGCCTTGTTCTGTAAAACTTACTTCAAAACCAACCATTTTACTAATTGCCGCTTCAAAACCACTGTCTGTGTATATACTCCATGGGCCATCATGTTCCACATCTACTTTTCTGTAGCCATCATCTTCGTCATCACTCATATATGGATCTGATCCACTATATGGGTCTAGAATAGATACTTTTGATACTTTTACTGATTTTGGATTTGAGCCGTCTCTGTCCCATATACTATCACCTGCAAGTTCTACAACTTTAGAGGGAATAGCTTGTATTTCTTCATCATCTTCTTTGACATCATCACCAGTTTGTAATTCTGCTACTGGCTCTTTATTCATACCAAGTTCTTGTTTTTTATTTTCTACATCAATGTGTGCCATTGCATCATAGTGTGCATCTTCTAGTGCGCCGTATAAATTGTCAAATGCTTCCTGTATAGCGCCAAAGTCTTGATTACCGCCAATGTCAACTACTGCTTTAGCCATCATTCCTTCATCACGGAATACTTTTTGTAAGTTGTTGATTTGATCCATTGCTTTATCAAATGTGCGTTGGACTCTCATTTCTTGCGGTGTTGGCATAATTATACTCCTGCTAGCGTCTTAAGCATGTTGATGTTTTCATCTTCTACTACTTCAGCTTCTTGTTCAGCAACTTTACTTTCCAACATATCCATGTCATCTAGTTTATTCATAATCCATTCTACTGGATCACCGTCTCTGGCTTTCATTGTACCGTATGGCATTTCGTCTGAATAATAATCCATCAAATCCATCATTAAATCAGAACCGCTATCTAAATCACCAGTTGCCTTCATTTTGGCAACGTCTTGTGGATGTTTAGCCATAATTTTTGCAACAGCACCCGACTCAACTTTACTTGAACCATCTAGATTCATATACTTTGGATCCATATAATCATATTCACCTGGATAACTAGGACCTGCTTCATTTGGTTCTTCTTGGACTTGTTGTGCACCAGCAAGTTGTCTTAGTCTTACTAAATCTTCACTGTCAGTTACTTTGTATTTCTTTCCGTCTACTGTGAAGCTGTCATCGCCATCCTCTTCAGCATCAATTTTTGCTTTGATAAATTTGTTTGCCTCGTTTGGCTCTTCTGCTACTTTTGTTTCTTCAACAGATTCATCAGCTTTTGCTTTTTTATCTTTGGCGGCTTTTTTCATTGACTCTTCTTTGTCACCGTCGCCATCTATATCTATGTAATCTGGTTTTGAACCTTTGCCTTCTTTAAAATCTTTCCAAGCTTCAGAAATTTCTTCAACTTTATGATCAGGATAAACGTTTTCCATTTTTACAACATCACCGTTTGCACCTAAATATCTACGTAAACTAAGATCCGCAGGACTTCCTAGTCTTCCTTCGTATTCTTGAGGATTTGGTTCAGTGGTTGCTTCACCAGGCATTTCTTCTGCCATAGGAGCATCACCTTGTAATTGATTTAATTGCTCTGGAGTAACCAATGCAATTAATGTTCTCATACCATCAGTTTCGTCAACTGGTTGTTCTTGCACTGGTGTGTCTGCTTGTGACTTTGCAACTCCTGCTAATTTGATTAAGTCATCTAAATTCATTTTTCACACCTTGTATTCTGTTTGTAGCTCTTTCCTAGGAGCATTCTTTATCATTTTTTCATTGTAAGCATCACCGTAATGATCTTCTACTTTGATTTTTTCTGCATCTTTATATTCGCCGTCTGCTAATACACTGTTAGCTTCTTCATCTGCATCTTTATCTTCATCGCCTTCCCAAAGTTCTTCAGATTCATTCATATTGTTTACTATCATTTCACCTATGCTATGTCCACAGATACTTGCAATTTCTTCTTGTAAACTATTTGGAGTAACAGGTAATTTTGTTTTGATATCATACATATAAACTTCTCTAGCACCAACGTCTGCAAAACCACGTGGTCTATGCATTACTGTTTTTTTAGGCGCTCCCATGCTTTCCATGTTGTATTTTTTCATATGTGATTCAATACGATCCATATTTTCATCTGAGATTTCATGTAGACTACGAAGTCTAAATTCGTAAGTCTTTTCAGATTCTACTAGATATTGTTTTAAACTTTTCATAGCGACTTCCTTCATTGTAATTATTTATCAGAGTTATCCATTTTTTGAATTACAGCATTTATCAAAGCATTTCGATCTTCAAACTCCTCTGCTTCACCTTGTACAGGTTCTAAACTTGCCTTATTTCCTTGTTGGTCTAGTCTTGCTTTTTGTATTTGCAATTGAACCATTTTTAATTTTTTGTCCATTTTAGCTGTTTTTGCTGTAATAGCATTGGTCATCATTTTACTTGCAACATCAAATACACCAGCCGCATGCCTATCTTCTACATTTTGTCCTAGATCCATAAGATCTTTAAATGCATTCATTGCCTGACCTGCATAATTATCCATATCACTATCCAATGATTCAAGATCTCTTACCATTGGAAGTGCTGAATCTATTTTATCTGCTATATCTAATTGTTGTTGCATTTTGGTTAGATCCAAACCCATGTCTTCTTCTTCTTTGTCTGTTGGATATTGTGAATTAACATCAGTTTCAACGGGCGGTAAGTCAAAAACATCTTCAATTTTTTTATTCATGCTGTCTTCCTTTTCTTAGGATTGTTAAACAATTCATTTTCAGTAAGCACTCTAAATCCTACACCCTGTCTTATGCAAAATTGTTTTGCCGCCTGCCACTTCGCTTCATTTATTATTGCTTGTGCTTTTTGCACTGTGCCTTTAGCATATGCAAGTGTTTGTCCAGCTGGCTTGATTTCAATCATTTCTGCTTTACGATTTTTATTTTTGTCTTCGTATATGATAAAAAAGTCTGGTACGTAATGTGTGTTTTTGCCTGTAGCTGGATTCCTATAAGGTATACGATGACTTTCGCTTGCCCACGCTAGTATATTAGGATGAGTATCACACACACGCATAAACTTTAATTCCCATCCACTACGATATCGTGGTCTATGTTTTCCAATATATTTGCTTGGATTGCGTACTTCATATATACCTTGTTGAAATTTATGTGCCATTCTAGTAGTATTTATCTAGAACTTTTTAGGTTGGTCCTACATCTAAACTAGGGTCAGCAGGTAGACCTTTTGGAACAATCCTTGTTTTTCCGTTTATTTCTCGAACCACTTCATTTACACCAGGTACACCATCAAATGCTCTACCAAACGATTCTACTACCTCTGTACCCATTGCTAAACCTTGTTGCAATATTGGTGTCCTGTTTGCTACATTACCTGCTATAGGATTTATTGCCGCACTTTTTGCAATTGCTTCCTCTCCTGCACTATTGCTAATTGTTCCCACATTAAAATGTTCAGGTTGAAATTGTACTGAATACTGTATTGGTTGGCTATCAGAATGTGCTAGTGTATCATGATTAATTGCTGTAATCATACAGTTATACAATGCAAATGACCTACCACCTTGTGCAGAATCTCTATTGTGTATTCTAATTTCTTCAAAGAAAAATCTACTGCTTGTTGGTACTGCCTGAGCACCAAACGGATGTGTTATGCCTGCACCAAATTGCGACTGGATAGTTTGATATTCGTTGAAGTTACTAGTGTCTAAGTCATGTCCATGAAAGTAATGACCAGCATATGCTTTCATTAGTGTTTGAAATTGATTGTCTTTTGTGTCATAAAATACTACAGGCACTGCACCTACCTGCATTCTAGTTGGAACATGTCTTATTCTATTGTATTGATTTACAGGTGTAATTCCATAATCAACGTCAGGTAATCCAACACTTACTACTCTATCAAATATAAACTGTTTACCAAAACTATCATCTTCCATCACCACATTTTCATTTAGAATAAATTCTATTTGAAAATTATACTTTAATCGAGGTGTCTGAGTAGGTAAATCGGAATCTATTCCGAATTTTTCAGCGGCGGCATTGTATGGACCGGTATTATAAATTGCCATTCGCTAAACCCTATGACTGTGTGCCTGCACCTGTAGCATTACTTAATGTTTGATCTGGTGTTTCTCCAGTTAATGTTGCATTACCTGCCGCATCAAAAATTTCTGCATTATCGTAACGAACTGATACAGTGATCTGAACTTGTTCACTACTTGCATACGCCATTTCGCCATATGTAATATTTTGAATATAGCAACCTGCAAGTTCAAATTTATCAAGTACACCTGGTGTTGGATTTGCACCATCTAGTGTTTCTACAAGCATTTGGAACTTATAACCAGCTCCACTTCTTGTGCTTGATTGATTTGCATGGTCAACTTGTCTATTAAGTTGATTGTTTAATTCTCTTAGTACAATACTATCTACATCATCACGTAATGTTACAGTGACTGGTTCCCAGGTATGTTTACCTGCTAGATAAATTCTACTGTTATATGTGTCTAATAATACTTCGTCGTGTGAAATGTTTGGTCTACTCACACTGATTACACTCCTTGTAGGAGTTGCGGTGAAGCCGTCGCCTATAAATGTTACCCTAAAACGATATTGTAGTTTGGGCATTATTGTTGTTGTGTTTCCGCTGTTGTCTGGAACACCTAGTGTTGTAATTACTGCCATTTGAATCTCCTCATAATACCGGCTAACAGTATTTATATTTTTTGCTCAAAAAAATAGGCACCCTAGAGTGCCTAATTAAGTATTATGTTAATTATTTTAGTTTGTTGCGTTTAATGTGCCCGTATTCACCAATCTAATTGGAATATAAATGAATTCTGCCGCTTTTGAAGGTTCAATTGCTACGTCTACGTAAAATTCATTTCTATCTATTCTTGCTGGTGTGTTATTGCTTGTATCACAAACCACTGCAAAGTCATTTAAGCCTCTTCTACTTAAAATATCTGCTAAGAATCTTTCAAATGCTACTTTTGCTCTACCTCTTGTTTGCTCGTCATTGATTTCAAACAAGAATGGTCTAGCCAGTACATCAAATCTTTCTCTGAGATATGCTACTAGTCTTGCAACATTCACTCTATCAAGAGCACTTGTAGTACTGTGTAGTGATTTTTGTCCAAAAATTACAGTTCCTTGTCCAGGGAATGTAGTTATAGGATTCAATTTAACTGTATACATTGCATCACGTTGTCCTTGAGTCAAACTTACAGCCTTGAATTCATTTTCTGTAGTAATATGTCCAACTGCACTTGCATTTTGCACAACACCTCTAGTTAGACCTGCAGGAGCGAACCACTGAAAGCTAATATTGTCGTTAAATGCATATGTGAATAGTGCCATATGACTCGGTGGTACTGTTACAGTTTTTCCATTTAATGGTTCTGTAGTTTGTCCTGCTGGATAGTACACTGCGGAAAATGTATTTTTAGTTACTAGTCCATCTTCTCCGTTTTCTGTTGCACTTCCTGCGTTGTTTGTCCAATTTACTACATCAGTAGGTGATTTACGCATTGGTGAATCAACAATAATAAATGCTGTTTCGCCTCTATCACTGTTTAAGTTTACCATTTCGTCAACTAGTTCAGGATAACCTGGTGCCGCAATCAAACTAAATGCAAATTGCGGATCTCTGAGATCTGAACCTGCGGCTTTAGCTTGAAGACTTTCAGCAACAACACCTCGTTGTGCAAATCTACCAAACTTACCACTACCGTCAGCATGATTACCTACACCATTTCTCCATGCGGTACCATTCCATTTACGCACTGTGTTTGCACTTTGCGCCATATTGACAACAAGCATGCCTGCTGGATATACTACACTGCTAGGTGCTCCAGTAATTGTAGTTGCTTTACCACCATTACTATTATCACTTGCTGTATCAGTAATGTCTGCAAATAAAACACCATTGGAAGTTGTTTGATCTGTATTACTGTGTAATACCCATGCACTGTTTCCTGCGTTACGCTTGTACAGTTTTGGATAAGCACGTTCGTTAGCTTGACCTTTACCTGCTAATGAAGTATCTACCCAGATATCTCCTGCACTTGGTGAGGTTGGAGCAGTTGTGCTATATGAAGCACTCTTTCGTGCAAAACCACTGTCAACTTCATATATATCTAAGTCATTAATTGTAGCATCATGCCAATACTGTCCAGTCGCCGCTGTGGCTGTTGGAGTATTAGCTTGGACTTGGAGGTCAGGTGTTGTTAATGCACCTACTGCACCGCCAGTTACTACTTCTCTTACTATAATTGTACCACGTGTATTTGCTTGTTGGTCTAACAATAAATTGCCAACTACTGCTGTACTTGCACTTAATACAGTTGCACTTGAACCATCTTGTGGTACAAAGTCACCAATTGCGCCAGCACCGTCAGTTTGTGTTGTGCTGATACCTTGTACTGTTTTTGCTAAAAATGCTGTGCTTGTGCTACTGTATGCAAAGAATTTAAGATCAATTCCGTTACCTGCACTTGTAGTTTTAATCCAAATATCACCAGCGGCTGGTGAGCCTGGTGCACTGTAATGTTCGTCGTATGTTGCAGTACCTGAGGCTAAACTGTTGTCAATTAATTCCCATGCACCGCCTGTGCCGTGAAAGTATTGTAAACTCATTTGT